CTACCTCAATGCCTTCCGGCGCCTCGATGCCAGAGTCGGTCAAACTGCCCATGGGTCTCGGAGGTAACGCCATTAGAAATGCCCCTTAAAATTACTTATCGAAACCCTGCCACCATTTCGGAAGCCTTGCTCCTTCTTAACTCGGTCTATTGCCTCATTGAGTGACTCAACCTTACCACCCTCGGCATAACTCTTGCCCGGTAACGGTGTCCCAGGATACCGACCAAGTCCTAAATCAAACTCAAAATCAATGATATCGGCAACCGTATCGTCATCGTATCCAGAACGCTCAAGCTGCCGCTTGCGATTAGACTTCGCCTTCGGCGTCAGAAACTTGGAACCGTGATACGTCTTTGTCACTAGAAACTACCTTTAAACTTGCCTAAAGAAACTTGACCGCCATTACGAAACCCATCACCGTCAGGGTTTTGTGCCTCTGCAAGAATCATTTTAGCTTTTTCAACGTCTCGATTGGATATTGAGTTTGCTGAGTCAGAATCCGACTTAGCGTCTTTCAATATCTGCTTTGCTTTAGCAACGTCTTTGTTAGAGATAGTGTTTGACATTAGTAATACTCCCGCTTCCTTGGATACCAGTCGGAGTTGTCGTTCTCGCCCTCAAGCTCGATGAACCCACCCTGCCGGAAACGAATCAAAGCCATCGTCATGCTATCGACAAAGTCGTCATGCTCCCCGTGTGGGAACGCAAGACACTCCTCAATAACTTCCTCCGAGAACTTTTGTTCCGGTGCCCACACCATCCCCGCCTCAAACAGCGGAGCCACCGTGTGCATACGAGTGATCTTATCACGACCCTTGCTTGGTGTATAGTTCATGACCGGAATGCCAGCGGCGCGTAGCTCGTCCGTCAATGGCTGGCCCGACGCCTTCGCCTCAATAATGACCATATCAGGTTCCCAATACTCATACTCTTCTCCTGCCACCTCTTTAAGTTCAGGGAAGTTCCAACGACCACGACGAGCATCCATAAGAAGGATATTATCGGCACCGGTATCTTCATTGGTAAAGATCCCCCACGTTGTTATGGCAGAGTAGTCGGCACTCTCTTTCTTGCTGAACGCCGTGTCATACGCCTGAATGATGTACTTTACAGATGGGATATTCTCCTTCTCCCACATCTGCCACCACTCTTTCTTGACGATAGCGCCCTCTTCGGCGGTAGGATTCTGTTGCCACTGCGCGTTCCACTTGGCTACAGGCAGGGATGCCTTGACCTTGATCAGATCGTCCCTGTTCCAGAACTCAGGCCAAAGCGGGTTGCCTGACGGCATAAGTGCCGGAAAC